CAATCGCGTTTTCATACTCTTCGGTAGCGGGTGACGGTGGTTGTCGTGAAAGAATGGGCGTCACGGAGCCTGCCGGATTGAGACGGCGAGGCACACTCATTTCAGCAAAAGCAGTAGGCTGATGTGAGCGAAGACGGTGTTCTTCCTTTAGTCGCTCCATGGTGCGTTCGTATTCCTTGTCCAACATATCGTGCTGTTCATCGGTGACGGCTTTGGCCTTGTCCGAAGAATATCGCTCCTCAAGTGCTTCTATTTCTGCGTCCAAATCACCCACCGCTAATTCATCAGGATGTTGACGAAGTGACGAAAAGTCCTCTTCATGATTCCGTAAAGTCGGTTGAATACGACGGTCCGTGATGTGCAGAACA